TATTAGAGATAAAGCTGGAGAATTAACATCTAATCTTGAGCAAGTAATTAAAGATGAACAACAGGCAAAAATTAATCATAACAATGAGCTAAAAAGATTAGAAACATTATACCAGCAAGGACAAATCTCTAAGGAACAATATGATAAGGCTGTTTTAGCAGAAAATGAGGCTTATAAAAAACAACAAGAATCTTTTGATCTTCAAAAGAAAAAAATAAATAAGGATATAAATGATATTAATCTAGATCCAGAAAAAAAAATAAAAGAAGATAGAAAAAAAAGAAAAGCACAAAGACAAGAAAAACAAGCAAAAAATAAAGCTAGAGATACACAAGCAAAAAGAGATGCAAATAAGAAAGTAATAAAAAATGCTAAAAGAACATTATCACCTATTATAGGATTACAAATTGCTAATCAACTCTCTTCTATTATATCTCAAAGATCAAAATTAGAAGAATTAGTAAATCAAGTAAACGCTTATATTGACACAGCGAATACACCTGAAACTACTAGTATCGCTACTAATTTAAGGAATAATACCATTACTTTAATTAATAATAGTATTGGTAAATTACAAAATCTTCAAACTATACTAAATCAAATAAATACATATTTAGCTATATTTAATGCCATTGTAACTGTATTATCTGCTATTCCTATTCCTACCTCAGTACCTCCTGGTATTGGTATTCCCATTAATATAATTACCAGAATTGTTAAAGCTATTGAAAGTGCAAATAAATTGATATCTGCATTAAATGTAGTATTAGCTATTGCTTCCATATCATTAGAAAATGAAGTGGTAAAATTAAATGAACTTATTTTAAGATTAAAAAATGTTAACTTAGATGGATTGAATAGTCAACAATTAACTGATCTTACATCGTCTATATATAATAATGTTGATGATTTTCCACCATATAAAGGATTTAAATTTAAAATTAAAGTAGAAGAAAATAAAGCATTTGAAGTTAAAGGTAATAAACGTCGTTATGCCGTAGCGACTGATCGTGATGGAGTTGAAGTATTAAAGAGTGATTTTTCATTTACGTTAGACCCTAACGACTTAATAGACCAATTAAAACTAGTTATTGATCAACGAAATTTACAAGGATAAAATATTTATAATTATGAACACTAAAGCATTCAAAAGACTAATTAAAGAAGCCGTAATCGATGCTATTCATGAAGAGTTACCATACATTCTTGAAGAGCACATGGCTAAACAAGAGAAAAAAGCGTTGCGCGAAGGTAAAACAATGAGCTTTACCAGCGCAGATGTAATGACAGGTGCTGGTAATCCAGATGTTAAAGCATCATTACGTAGTAAAATGGGTGAAGCCTTTGGATTTCAACAACCACAATCACAATTAAAAGTAATTGATGCTGTTGATGAATCTACAGGTGAAAAAGTAAATCCATTTGCTGCATTCATTGCTGATGCTGCTGCTAATATGACACCAATGGACAGATCAGGATTAAGACAATTAGATTAATATGCCGATACCTCAAACGATACGTGTAAATCCGTTAGATTTACGGAAAAATATTGCTATTGGGGTATCTCTACCTTTTAAAGGACCTTTTAAAAGTACTTTTACTACTAAAGATCAAATTAAGTCTAATTTAATTAATCTTTTACTTACTAATAAAGGTGAAAGAGTAATGAATCCTACTTTTGGATGTGATATAAAAAGACAATTATTTCAAACTATTACTACTGAACTACAACAAAAAATTATAGATATTATTGTAGAATCTGTTAGAATATTCATTCCTGAAATACAACTTTTAAATGTAGTAGTATCTCCTGATATTGATTCTAATTCAATAAGTATAACAATAGATTACAAAATAGTAATATCAAACACACCAGGGCAAGTAACAATTCAATTTGAAACAATTAGATAAAAATGACAAACGAAGATAAAAATATATCATATTTAAATAAAGATTTTGGCTCTTTTAAAGCAGAATTACAACAATATGCCAAAACCTATTTCCCATCAACATATAATGACTTTACAGAAGCAACCCCAGGAAATATGTTTATTGAAATGGCATCTTATGTTGGTGATGTTATGTCATTTTACCTAGATACTCAAGTACAAGAAAACTTTTTATTATACGCTAAGGAAAAAGAAAATTTATATGCACAGGCATATGTAATGGGTTATCGCCCTAAAGCATCATATGCTTCAAATACCATAGTTGATGTATATCAATTAGTTCCTTCTATTACTAATGCTGGTATAACATCACCAGATTATACTACTTATGGAGTTATAATACCGGAAAATACTATCCTTAATTCAACCACAACAGGTACTAAATTTTTAACCACACAACAAATAAATTTTACTGATACAGGTAGTACAGAAATTACTTTTGTAGATTCTAACTATTATCTATTTAAAAAATCAGTCCCTGCTATATCAGCAGAAATAGTAGAAACTACAATTAATGTTGGCACAAATCAAAAATTTGCAACTGCTACTATTACTGATACTAACATATTACAAATATTAAATGTTACTGGTAGTGGTGGACAACAATGGTATGAGGTTCCATATTTAGCTCAATCATCTATTTTTAAATCAATAGCTAATCCTTCATACAATACAGATCAAGTTCCTTATTTATTACAGTTACAAAATACCCCTAGACGTTTTGTTTCTAGAATTTTATCTGATAATACATTACAAATGGAATTTGGAGCTGGTTTGTCCTCAAATAAATCAGACACTCAGATTATCCCAACCCCAGATAATATTCGAGCTGGTATTGTACCTGGTATTTCATTATTAACAAATAATTACAATGAAGCCGGTACTTTCTTTACTCAAGAATATGGATTGGTACCTAATGGTGATTTAACAGTAAAATATTTAGTAGGTGGCGGCATTGAATCAAATGTACCTGCTAATGATTTAACCCTCATTGATACAACAGGCGTAACATTTCCAGGTGGTGGTGGTACTTTAAATGATACAGTATTACAAAGCATAGTATCATCAAATCCCAATCCATCTTCAGGAGGTAGAAATGGTGATACAGTAGATGAAATTCGTCAAAATGCATTATATGCTTATTCAACTCAATTAAGAGCTGTAACTAAAGATGATTATATAGTAAGAGCAATGTCTATGCCTTCTGATTATGGTACTGTAGCTAAGGCTTACATTTCACAAGATTTAAACCAAAATCCACAACAAACAGTAGCTACATTACAGCAAAATAATCCTTTAGCTTTAGATTTATATATTTTATCTTATAATAGTAATAAACAATTAACTGCAGCAGCAACAACATTAAAAGAAAATTTAGTAACCTATCTTAATCAATATAGAATGGTTACTGATGCTATTAATATTAGAGATGCTTATTATATTAATATTGGACTTAATTTTGATATTATTACATTAAGTGGATATGCTAATAAGGATGTAATAACTAATTGCATAACTGCATTAAAAGATCATTTCAACATAGATAAATGGCAAATTAATCAACCAATTACACTTTCAGATATTACCTCTAAACTTTTACAAGTTAAAGGTGTACAATCAGTAGTTAAATTAGAGATTATAAATAAACAAGGAGGAAATTATTCTCAATACGGATATGATATTGCAGGAGCAACTAAAAATGGTAATATTTACCCATCATTAGACCCAGCTATATTTGAAATTAGATTCCCTGATGTAGATATTCAAGGTAGAGTAGTAGTAAGTTAAAAATTAAAAATAATAAAGTATGAATTTAGACAAATTAAAAGGACACATTCCTGAAGCCGTTATAACCCAAATCCCAGGTGTTATGGAAAAATTCCAAATCAACACCCCACTACGCTTAGCACACTTTTTAGCTCAATGTGGTCATGAATCAGGTGGTTTTCGTTTAACAAAAGAAAACTTAAACTACAGTGCTAAAGGCTTAACAGGCACATTTAGAAAATATTTTCCAACAGAGGCATCAGCTGCTGCTTACGCTAGACAACCTGAAAAAATTGCCAATAAAGTATATGGTAATAGAATGGGTAATGGTCCTGAATCATCTGGTGACGGCGCTAAGTTCTGCGGTCGTGGTTATATCCAACTAACTGGTAAGGATAATTATACGGCATTTGGTAAATCTATCAATGAAGATTTAACAAAAGACCCAACAGTAGTAGCAAGTAAATATGCTCTATTATCAGCTGCATGGTTTTTCCATAAAAATGGTTTACATAAATTAGCAGATGGTGGTGCAACTGACGCTGTTGTTACACAAATTACTAAGCGTGTTAATGGTGGTACAATTGGTCTTGCTGATCGTATCAAACATTTCAAAGAATACCACGCATTATTAGCATAACAAAATTATATACTGCCATATTTATATGTAGTAATTACTAATTATGGCGGTATATAAAATTTTTCCTGAAAAAAGTGCTACTATATATTCTTACTACCCAACATTAAACACGGGTATTGATGAAATATTAGAATTAAGTACATTTGAATCTATTGATGGCAATAGTGAAGTATCACGTGTATTAATTAAATTTCCAACAGATCAAATAAACGATGTAATTCTTAATAAAGTTACAACAAGTAGCTATGATGTTTATCTTAAAGGATATTTAGCCAATGCTTCTGAAATTCCATTAAATTATACTATATTTGCTCATCCTATAGCTGCTAATTGGAATCAAGGTACAGGTAGACTAGGCAATTCACCTATTACTACAGATGGAGTAAGCTGGGGATATACAAATCAATCAGGAAGCAATTTATGGATTCAAGGTAGTTTCCCTAGTGGTATAACAGGATCTTATACTGGATCTAATGATGGTGGTGGTACTTGGTATACTGCTTCTTCTTATCAATCAACTCAATCATTTACTAACATTTCAACTAAAGATATTGAAATGAAAGTAACAAATACAGTAGCAGCATGGTATGGTACTACTATACCTAACAATGGTTTTATATTAAAGCATAGTAGCTCATTAGAATTTACTACTGCTTCTAAATTTGAAACAAAATATTTTTCAGCAAATACTCATACTATTTATCCTCCATGTTTGGAAGTTAGATGGAATGATTTTTCATATAGTACAGGTTCATTAACAGTAGTTACATCTAGTTACTTTGCTGCTGTAATTAATAATAATAAAGAAGAATATCAACAAGACTCAATTCAACGTTTCCGAGTTGCTGTTAGAGGTTTATATGTTCCAACAGCATTTAGAACTATATTAAGTTATGGTAACACACAT